CCCCAGGTCTTTCGGCGAAACTCCAGTGCACGACAGTTCCCCCATCGCTGGGTACATCTCACGCACCGTCAATTTGCACAACTCACGCACTATATTTTTGTGCAATATTACGACTTGAAAAATTTAAAAATGTGATATATAATAAATATATCAAATAAAGAAAGGGGCAAGCAAAAGGCTTGCTGATGGTGGTAGATATGTTTGAAATGACAAGTGAAAGAATTGAAAAGGTTAGAGAAATTTTAGCAACTGGAAAAAGAGTGTGGTTAGAGTTAGAGGATTCTAAAGTTTATGAGTGTGTGTTTGCAAAAGGTATTAAATTTGAATTGAAAAAAAGAGGCGCAAGTCGTATTTATTATATCGGCGAAAATGTAAAGAAATGCTGGCACAATTAAAAGGAGGTGTAAATATGGTAGTAAAAGGTTATTATATTTGGATTCGTAACGATGGCGTATTTGAGACACGTTTTTTACCTACAACGGATTTTAGTAAAATCGAAAAATATATTACTGCTTATTGTCTCGAATATTTTGGTCATTGCGAAGAAGAAAAAACATTTTCAAATAACGAAAAAGAGGGTCTATTTGATTTGATGTTAGAATTAAATAACCTATAAAAAGAGGGGCGCGCGCCCCTCTTTAAATTACACTAAACTTGCTATCGCATTTGTAATAATAACTGCGTCAGTGTCGTGATAAACTGTTCCGCTAGCCTTTTTTGTAGCAACGGTCACACCATAACCGCCCTCGCTTGAACGCGTTTTAGTAAATCTAATATTATACAATCCACCAGCGAAAGGAATGTTGATGACGTGTTGTACGTTGTTTAAAATTGTCGAAAAGTCCACTGTAATAAGCATTGCGCCTATGGCTTCATCGGCATCGCCTTTCACGTTAACTAAAAATAAACCGTCGCCCGTACTATCAAGTCCATCGATTGAAATCCATTTATTACTTGTTTCTGTCAATGGAATGTGCATTCTTGCCGCGTCATTTACAAGGATATTTTCTGACATTTTAGTGATTTTTGTTTTGTTATCATTAACTTTTGTTTCAAGCGTTTTTACAGATTTCGTCAACTGTACCACAGTTTCCTGCATTGCGTCAACGTCTTTTTTTGCTTGCGTTACGTCTGTTGTCAATCCTGCAACGTTGGTCGTAAGTGATGACGTGTTTTCCTGCAAACCACTTATCGCGATATTAGCGCTTTCAATTTGCACCTTAAGCGCGTCAAGTTCTGTTTCTGAAATGCTCGCCTTGTTGTCAATTTGCTTCAAAAGTGAATCAATGGCGACCATTGCGCCATTCCAGTCTAAAAGCCATGCTGGTTTGTCGGTCGCTATAAAAATAGGTAAACCATAATTATCTGTGCCGTTGCTGGCGTTTACCTTTCCAATTTGCACTCCCACAACACTTTTCATATTTTTTTTGCTCATATTTTTACAACCTCCTATTTTGTCGCCTGTGCCGTCGCTGTATAAGCACGCAGTGCAACTTTATTATTTCCAGAAATTGATACGTTCAACGTTTTTGAATCTCCAACACCGCTATAACTAACAGCCACCGTATAAGATTCTGCTGTGTTATTAGGCGTCAAAATTGTTTTTGTTTCAACTCCGAAAGTACCTGAAGCTTCTGCACTAGTTTCGTTGGAAATGAAAACAGGTGCTAATGCCATTTTTGGCATGTTTATAGTGGAATAATCGGCATATACAACTACTGAAATATTTTTAAGAGTGTAATCTGCGGTCAAATCTTTAACCGTTGCAGGAAGAATACCACTTTCATTCAAACAATACACCACGTTAGCGCGTGCTTTTAACGGGTGTACATCCTGCTCCAAGTTTGAAAGCCTTGACGTTGTCAATTCAATCGCCCTTGAATTTTGCTGGATGTCGTTTGTATTTGTGTTTGTCATATTTGTTAACGAACTCAAACCGCCCTCAATAGGTGGGATAACATTTGTTTTAATGTTCGTAACTTCTGTTGAAAGTTCTGTCAACTTTTGCGTTGTCTGCTGGTTAATAATATCCTGCGCATTTTTATTGCCATTTACAATTTTTGTTAAAGAATCCAGTCCACCTTCAATAGGTGGGATAACATTATTTGTAAGGTTATCCAGTTCGGTGTTTATAGTGTTTATAGCCTCCTGCAATTGTAATACTAATCGGTTTTGCGCCTGTAAGTCATTGATAACCGTGTTATATTCACTTTCAAGTTTATTTGTTTTACCCTCCAAAGTAACGACGCGGTTAGTCAAAGCGGTATTGTATGCCTGTATTTCTTCAATTGTGTTATTGATTTTTGCGATATTTGCGTTTGCTGTTGAAACCAAATTTTTGTTTGATTCTTCGCTGGTTGAAATTTCTTTGATAACGGTGTCAAGTTCCGTCATTGCACTGTTCCAATCTACAAGCCATGATGGCTTGTCGCTGTCAATAAAAATAGGCAATCCATAGTTAGGAGTGCTATTTGTTGCGTTAAAATCCATAATTTTTATACCTCCATTTTATAAATTATTTATTGAATCTGCGTAATAATTTACGCGTAATTCATACACCACTAAATTGTCATTTGCAACATAACTTTCATGGCTCAAATCTGTGTAAGATAGTGTGTTTGCTGTACAATCTCCAAAATTAAAAGTATTATCTTTGTCATTGTCAGCAAGTCCAATTTTAACATGCCTTGAATAGGTAACTTGTTTTTCGTTGTTAAATGTAAAGTCTGTAACGTCAAATTCTTCCGCTTCTCCTGCTTTTAAATCGTTGACAATATTTATTTGTTCTTTCTTTCCTTTTCTTCCAATTATCAAACTGAAAGAAATGATATCGGAATTTTTAATATTGCTTAAATTATTCCAGTTAGAATTTGACCAGCCCTGTGTAGTGTCCTCATTTTCTTTTTTCCAAACTGTACAAGTGCTGATATACCTACGGTTTTTAAGATTGAAGTCATTTTCTTGTTTTGTTGAATTGATGTTAAAAAATTCATAATCTTTCGCGGTGTAATTTGAACCGTCCATATTCTGTACCGTGTTTGTTTTTTCGTCAAAATATTTTGACGTGTCAGCATTCCAGCGCGCTCGCTCTATAAGTTCATATAGTACTTTTGACATGTTTTCTTTTTTTCCAGTAAACGGTGAAAAGATTTTGCTTAAACTTTCGGAAAAAATGAAACCGCTGTAAACGTCAAAAACGTGTGCTTCTAACTCCATTTTGTCATACTGTTCCGCTGTCATTTCCATTTTGTCATATGAAATAGAAAGCACACCCAACTCGCGGAGATATTCATAAAAAGAGTTGAAAGTATCTTGTACGGTACTTTTGACACCTAAAACAGCATTGTATACCTTAGGAAATTCTTTTACAATGTTTTCAATTTTGTTATTCAAAAATTCGTCCTGCGCTTCTCTTTTAACGCTTTCTATAGCAACTTTATTATCGGTATATTTTATTTGTCTTTTTTCTGTGTTAAAAATTTGTGTGTCAATGTAGGTTTTTAATTCTTTTATTTTCTCATTTGTTTTTAAAATTTCTGCGTCGATGTATCCATGTAAAACCTGCACTTTACCGTCTGTTTCTTTTTCAAGTCTTGAAATTTCTTTTTCAAAATCTGAAACAAAAGAAAGCAAGGTTTTTTCAAGTACTGAAATTTCTTTTTCAATGTCCGCTCTTAATTTTTTTATTTGCTCATCTGTGTAATTGTTTACACCGTTAGAAAGATTGTTAACTTGCTCAACCAATTCGTTTATTTTCTTCATTATTTGAGCAAGGTTATCTTCATAAGATAAAGTGTCGGAATATATTCCAGGGATTGTGAGCGGTGCAATCGGTGGAAGCCAACCACCGCAACCGTAACCGTACATATGTTACCCCTCCATTCTACCATAGCCCCATAAATAGGGTTTCTAAATTATCAATAACCAGCATGTCAATATTTAGGAATGTACCTCGAAATTTCAGAAGCATTTCACTATATGTTTCTGTGCCTTGCTTTCCAAAAACACTTTCGATATAGTCGTCAATATTATCTATCTTCGTTGTGTTGTCTGTCTTTCCTAAAATGTCGCTTGTTAAAAACGTAACATTTTTTATATTTTCGTTACCGTCTAAAACATTCTTTCTATTGTCGTTGCTGGTTTCAAAAGTATTTTCTGTGTTGTTTGAAGTCAAGTTTTTGTCATTTTCTCCACTTTCTCGGTCTGTATCTTCTCCAGTTTTTGTATCTGTATTTGTTCCACTTTTTATAAGTACATCAGAACCGCCAAGCGTGGTTGTATCGTTCCCAGTTTTTGTAAGTGCTGTGCTACCCGTGTTTTTATCCACCCTATTTTCAAATGTTTTTAAAGAATCACTTTCACTTTCTGGCGTAACTGTAGCTGTCACAGTTGTTAAATACTTTCCAGCCTTAATATTTTCTACACTTCCTTGCGGTGTGTCACTGTATTTTGTAAGACTTTCAAATTCTTTTGGTACAATATTTTTTGTGATCTCTTTACCCTCGTAACTAGTGGAAGTGTTTATAGTGTTTTTATCTGTTGTGTTGTGCGTCTGCGTCTCTGTTTTTCCATAGTTTTGTGTGTTTTCTTCTCCGAACTCGTGTGCATTCTGCGTATCATATATATGAGCGGTATTTTTACCAAATTTTTCTTTTTCATCTTGTTTATAATCTGTTGTAGCGGTTGTATTTCTGTCAAGTCTATTTGTTTCGGTGTCTGTGTTATCCGTTTTTCTGTGTCCTGTAAAATCTGTGTTGCTATTTGTGTCTGTTTTCTGCGTACCGTCTAGCACGTTTTTTCCGTCAAAGGTTCGCTTGCTTTTAACTGAATATTGTGTATTTTTTAGCGGGTCAAACTTTAATAATTCAGACTGATATAATTGGTTGTAATATGGCATTATTTCCGCCATTTTAGTATTTAACTTTAATTTCCATAGACCGACAGTTTCAAGACCTATCTCACGCGTGTAATAATGTCGTAAGATTTTCGGAAATAAAACATTTTTATAACTTTCGTCAAAAAATGGTATATAGTCCTCAAATATTTTAGGGTACGCAACCCTAATAAGTCGCTCCACATCATCAAACACTTGAATTTTGTTCTGTTCCGCGATTGACTGACATATCCTGCGTACCTCCACTGTGTAGGTTGACATTGTTAACACCTCCGTCCTTAAATTCTACGGATATGTTTAGCCCAAACATATCATTTATTTGTTCACATGCCTGTTTTCTTGCTGTAAGCGCGCTTTCTCTCATCATCATTGCCCCACCCATAGACCGCACAACTTCATCCGTTATCATTCTTTCGCGTTTGTTTTCGTTTACATTGACAATACCCAAGTAGGTCAATGCTTCATTAAAAATTTTTGACTTCAACTCGTACAGTTTATCCGCGGTGTAAGGGGCGTCCGTTTTTAGCACGGTCAACCCATCTTTTATTCCTTTTTTTCCGTATATAACTGGTGCATTTCCGTCAAATTGCTGATACGCGTTTTGCATTGTCAAACGTTCGTTTTCATCGCACTCAATCAAAACTGGCGTTTTTTGCGTGTTACAATTGATATCAATTGTGCGGTCAAGATTCGCCAGCCGACGCGCAAATAAAAGTACGGTGTCGTATGCTGGTGTATGTATCATGTTATTAAATAGCACAACGGAATTTTTGCCGTCTAAACGTCTTCGATAACCGTTATTAGCATAGGCAATACGTCTAATAGGAATATCGTACAAATTGTACCGACCATTTATCATTGCTTTTAAAGCAAGACACCCCAGCACTTCGTCGTTAAAAAACACGGCAAATCCGTCAAAAAACAGCGTCAATTCAAGATACCTTTCGTCTACTGTTTTAGGTAAATTTTTCCACTCGAATCTTGAAATTGAAAGTTGTTGCAACAAATCCAAATAATATTGAAAAGTCACGTTGTTCAATTTTGCGGATTCTAAAAAGTTTCTATTCCTCTGATTCGGTTTCCTTCTCCCCATGTTTTCGCACCTCCAGAGCACTCGCCATCTTTGAGATGGCTTCTGAATTTTTGTTTATGGCTTCAATTAGTGGTGTCTGCACCTTATAGATATAGTAACAAAGTGCCCCACACATCACAGCGGGAAAACCCACTGTTGAAATTGCTGTCAAAACATCGTTCATCATTTTACCTCCAATAATTTTTTAAAATTGTGAAATCTCTTCCACCAGTTCGGACAGTTCTTTCCGTTAACGTCGTGATGGCATATGATTGTTTTAGCATTCGGGCAATACTTTCTAATATACTTAAGTACTTTTTTCGCCCCTGTGACGTGTCCTACTGTCCAACCGCCCACCGCGTCACACAGTTCAATTGAAACTGAGTTTCTGTTTGTGCATTTATTAAGATACTTCGCGCGGTCATCAAAAACGCCACCAACCGCCCACGCGCTTCGGCTCAGTGGAATTGATTTCGCATAATCTCCATTTGCCGATACAAAAAAATGTGCGCCTGCTTCGCGTGTGTTATTTTTAGCGAAAAAGTCAACGTTGTTTTTTGCCGTATCTTTTTTATTTCCTGTAAAATGAATGACAATATATTTCACGTCTTTTTTATTTCTTTTCTTTTTTGAAAAAGAAATCTGCTTTGCCTTTTTGTAGTACATAAAATCACACTCCATTTTTTCCATAATTTCCAACGGCATTGCCGTCTTTCCAAAAGGTTAGTCCATTGTTAAAAATCGAACAAATTTTTGCGTTAACAATTGCAGGCATTTCCCCAACCACAACACAATTTTGTGTTTTAACGTAGTTGTAAGATGGTCGGTTAAAGGTCGAACCGTTAACACCGTGACCGCTCGGGGTCTTTAATTCATTTACTTTGTATCCGTAAATTGTAAAAAAGTCATCTATTGCTTTTATTTCGTCGTGCTGACAATTTTTTGTGTAGAATTTTGGTGCTATTTGTTGGTTCAAAACCGCGATACTACTAGCACCACCGACGCCACTAACGCGTGGGGCGACGAGTGAGTGCATTTTTTTCATGTTGTCCTCTGCTTCTTCCATTGATTTTACAGAAGAAACAAAATTAGCGGTTGAGCCGATAGAGCCAACCAAGCCACCATATGAAAGATTAGCCTCCTCTTTTTCGGCTTTTTCTGCACCACCTAATGCTGACGCGCCACCGCCAAGGATTGAAATACTAGTACCGATAGCACCGTTTACTATATTTATGGTGTTTTGATTTCTCAAATTCATTTCCTGCTGTTTAAAATACGCGTCTTGATTCGTGCTATATGGCTGTGTTGGATATGTCTGTCCAACAAACCCATAGTCCAAACCACGTATAATGCTTTTGTAGTTATTCGGTATTATCTGTATAGTTGTGTTTTCTGAAATATCCGAGTAACAGGAAAATCCTATGTTTGTGCTATTTTGGAAATCTTCAAAGCGGTATTCAGAGCCACCACCTGCCGAATTGCTCGCCACCAAATAATGGTATGGGTAATTAAAACACTTTTTATTCTTTGGTGTGTACCCATCTATATTAGTGTGAGATGTCTGTATATTGATATTTTCGAAAGTGCTGTATTCCTGTGTATTTATCCGTCGATGACCTTCTTCGGTTGTGATGTTATTGCTTACAATTTTTGGTACTGTTGTAAGGTACAGTATTGAATCTGGAAACCCGTCGTTTATTCCACTAATCATAAGCGAAAGCGCGTTTTCTTCGCCAACTGGAAAAAACAGCATATCACATGGATAGAAAATCCCATTAAATTTCCCCCCACTTGCTCGCTTATTTGTGGCAGGATTTACAGTATTGTACATCGTCGCCAAAACATAACCACCCACGGCAAATAAATCTTCCCCACTTCCTGTTATTTGAATTTGGCTCATTCTGTATTCACTCGGGTTAAACGGCTCGGGTACTAAATGCTCGAATAGTTCATCTGTGGGTGTGTGTTCCCTTTCAACTAAACATTTTTTTAACGTAAAATCAAAGTAGTATGATTGTATCACGTCTAATTCATACGTTATTTCTGAAACCGCATTATTAACATAATTAACGGACGTGATAAAAGCATAGAACCATTTATTTCCAAAATCTGTATTTTGGAACATTAAATAAGAAGCATTATAAATATCGTCTGCCTTAACCCCAAGTCTTAACATCCCTGAATGTACTCGCTGGTAGGACTGCGCTTCAAATTCTTTAAAAACCTTACTTTTGAAGTAAACCGCCTGCGCTGATATATCACTAAAATAAATTGTATGTTTGTATGCGTTATTCAAGGGTAGATTTTTAATAAGAAAAATCTTTGAATTGGGTTCTATTAAACTCATGTTATCACCTCCGTTATTTTGTCAATGTTTCACGTGAAACATTTTAAACTGTAACAGTGATAGTACAAGTACCTGTTTTAGTGTCGTCGTAGGCACTTGTCGCCGTTACATGCACCTCTCCGCTTTCTGCACCTGCAAGTACCGTTACTTTTCCGCTTTCTGTTACTTCGACTTTATCGTTGTCGGATGTCCATAACACACCTTTCGGTGCAAAGTTTTCTGTGACAATGTCGGCGGTTAACTGAATCGAAGAGCCTACGCCGTTGAGTGTTGCGGTTGCTGGCGACACAGTAACGGAATCCACTTTGATTTCTCCAGCGACAAAAAGCGCATTTTGTGCAAATGGCGAAGATGATACCACTTTCCAAGCATGCAGCCAATGGTTCCAATAAAGGCCCTCGCCGTTGTACTGCTCGTTGAATTCCTGCAAAACATCGAAAATCATAAACCATTCACGCGACACTAAAATACACGGAATTGCGTCTAATTTCTGCAAGTCCTCGTCACTGATTTCTGTGTATGTTTCATCTTTTTCGAAAATCTTCGCAAGTCTTGCTTTATCCAGTTTTCCGAAAGAATCCACCAGCACTTTATGCCCCATAAATGAAGCCTTATCCATGTTAAACGCGCTTGCCAAAACTTCCACATCAATCGTTGCGTCGAATTTTGTGTTGACAAGCAAATACTGCTCGTCTTTCACGTTATGAGTATAAACGCCTGCGGAGTTATAGTCTTTGTTTAAAAACTCCATGTCATTCGATACGCCTTTAATATCTCCAACAATTTCATTCAAATTAGACGTCTGTACCGTCGGAATCTGCACAGATTTCAAGTCGCCGTCAAGAATACGCCTTGCAAGCAAATATTTCATTACTAAAAATTCATCGTAGTTTGACGATGTTGTCATTGCGTCAATGACACGATAAATCAAGTCCGTGATTCCCTCGTAAGTTAGAAAAGCCTGCTTTAACTGATAATCACTAGTCGTCTGCTTGTAGAAAGTCTGATAATTCAGAACATGAAAAGCGCTTTTAACGTCGGGTATTTCTCGCTTAAAAACTTCGCTTTCGGATTTTTGCTGGTCGAAAACATGCGGTTCTGCTATGTTTACAAAAATCTCTTCGATGGTCTCGCCATATTCAAGCATGCCTTTTTTAAAGAACGCCCAAGGATTGTCATACATTTTCGACGTAATAATAACCTTTCCGATTCTGTTAAAAAGCGCGCTTAAAAATTCATTCTTCAATGCTGGCGCATCCATAAGAATTGCGCCGATTGACCGTAAATTCTGTAAAGTGCCGTCTGCTTTTGGTACTAAATTCTGGTACTCTGCGCTGGAATTGCTCCGCACTGTGTTCAAAATATCCTGCGTTGTAGCGGTTAAATTGACCGCTTTCGGTTTTGTAGACATTTTTAATCCTCCTTTTCTTCGAACAAGTCGTCATATTCTTTGACTTCTTCAGATTCTGATTCTAACTCGTCCGTATTCTCTTCGGGCGTGTCAATCTCTTTTACTTTTGTTTCGTCGATGACTTCGAAAAATCTATCTTTATATTTTTTTCTCCACTCGGCGTCATTATCTTCGTATTTCTGTTTCCAGTTTTCGGTATCTGTTTTTCCAAGTAAATCGTCGAAAGTGTCTGTAAAATCTTCGATATTCTTTAGGTCTTCGTCCGTATCTCCTGTAATGATAGAACCAAGTCTTTTAAGATATTCGTCTCTGTCAAGTACAGCCATTTTCTGCACCTCCTTTTTATTGTAATATAACATATCTTTGAAATTCTGTCAAGTAAAATTTACAAAATTTCAAAAATAATTGACAAAAAGTCAAAAATATGTTACACTCTTAATGAAAGAGGTGGTAAAAATGTATTATGACGGCACAAAAATTTTGTCAAAAATGGATGTAAACGGAAATAAGCCAGAACTTTATATTGTTACAACGAACCGAACTGGAGGGAAAACAACGTGGTTTTCTCGTTATTTAATTAACCGCTTTTTAAAAAGTGGCGAAAAATTCTGCCTACTGTACCGATATTCTTATGAATTATCTGACGTTTCAGAAAAATTTTTTAAGGATATCCAAGGTTTATTTTTCCCAAATTATAACATGACAGATAAAAGTCGTTGTAAAGGAACTTTCAAAGAATTATTTTTAAATGATAACCCATGTGGCTATGCCGTGGCTATTAACGGAGCCGAAAACATTAAAAAATATAGTCATTTTTTTAGTGACGTCGTAACTTGCCTTTTAGACGAATTTCAAAGTGAATCTAATAAATACGTACCGAATGAGATACAAAAATTTCAATCAATACATACATCAATATCAAGAGGGCAGGGAAAACAAGTTAGATATGTACCTGTTATTCTGTTAGGTAACGCAGTAACACTATTAAATCCATATTACACCGCGTTAGGAATATCAACGCGTTTAAAATCTGACACAAAATTTCTGCGGGGCGACGGATACATTTTAGAAAGTGGTTTTATTGATTCGGCAAGTCGCGCACAAAATGAAAGTGCTTTCAACCGCGCTTTCGCTGGGTCGGAATATGCTAAATACGCTAGCGAAAATACCTACTTAAACGATAACACGGCTTTCATTGAGAAGCCAAAAGGAAAAGGAAAATACCTTTGTACTTTTGTTTTTGAAAAAAATTCATATGCTATTCGTGAATATATGGAGGATGGTATAATATACGTCGACACGCGTGTTGATAAAAGTTTTCCGCTTCGAATCAGCGCGACGACGGCGGACCATCGAATCAATTTTGTTATGCTAAAAAACAACGAATTTATGCTACAAAATTTTAGGTATTTTTTTGAAAACGGTTGTTTTCGTTTTTCAAATTTGGAAAGCAAAAATGCAACAATGAATTTGCTTTCATTTTAAAATTGTATATCCCTTTCGGCTTTATTTGTTTGAACAAATCAGAAAAGCACGGTTGAAAGATACTGCTGATATTGTTAGTCGGGTTTGCTTTCCGCTCTCAAATTTCCGAAAGTCAAGATATAAATAAGAGGGGCATTTTACCCCTCTTTTTAATGTTTCACGTTAAACATTTTTTATTCGATTAAATTCTGCAAGCACTCGTGCTTGTATTTACACGTCAGACAAGTAGTACGTCTACATTGCTTCTTTATCCATTTTATTTTCACAATTTTAAAGAAATTGCGAAAATAAATTTTTATCGAATTTGATATGTGGTATCGCATAAGATTACCCCCCCTTTTATTCTTTTTGGTACGAGTTTTCCAGGGACTTCAAGACCCACTTTGAAATCTTCTATTGTTCTTTTTGTTTCCAAAAAATGCAATTCTTCTTTCGTGTATTTATCTTCGATTTTTGGCACGTAACCCTCTATAGACTTTATAAATAAATCCTTACATTTTTTTGGCATTCCAGCACAAGTCACATTTATATAAGGTTCACACGGTTTCAAGTCCTGCTCGATTATATGCTCAAGATAGGTTTTTTGCCTAACGAAAATCCCTTTATCCCACGTACTTTCTAACGCCCAATGACAAAAGTCAGTTGGATGTATTGGTACGTCTATAAGTTCTTCGGGCTTAAGGTCACAATGTATGCTATCCGTGTCGGCGTAGATAAAACCCCTCTTATTCAAGCCGTGGTAGTTCTTTTGTGCGGTGCGAATGGTAAACTCTCTTGCGTAAGACGTAATAGCCGAGCCGATGGCTATATAACCACACTTCTTTTCGTGTTCTTCAACGTTCCTAAACTTCAACTCTTCATTTTCATTTAAGTAGGCAACTTTAAAAGAAGAATCATCGTTTGTCGCTTCTTTCCCGTATAAATTATTTAAAAAAAGTTTTGCAAGTGTCCGCAACGCGCCGACGCTTTTCATTTTTTGTTTTTTATATTTATTTATATAATCGTCAAATATTCCTATTGCTGTATAGAACCAAACGCCGTCCAATATTTCTAAATCATAAACGTTATAATGTTCTTTGAATAAAATAAAATCCGTTTTCGTTAAAGTCAATTCCACGGTGCATTCGGTTTTTTTTCCTGCAATATTCAAATATCTATAATATGTTCCTGTTTTTTCGTCATAAAAATCTGAAGTCCGTAAAATTTTAGTAGGTTCATATAATGGGTTATTTTTTATTTGAATGAAAGGCAAATAACCCTCTTTCAATTCAAACCGACATTTGAATCTAACAAAATAATAAGTGTTATCTTGCTCTGTTTTCTCATGTAAGAAATTTCCACGCCAAAAATAAGGTTGACCAATTGGATAGGGGTTCCCACTTTCGGAGGACATCATAGACGGATATAGGCTGTTAACGTCTGCGGTTAGTCCGTTTTCAAAAAGTTTATTTGATTTTTCTTCTACAAGGTAGCACCACCCACCACGGTAGGAATGTCGGATATATTTGTCCGCGTTTTCCGCGCCGTATTCAATGGGAATTAGAATTTCTTCCAACTGTGGGAAAAATAATTTATAGTCTTGTGCATCAAAACCTTTCTTAAATTCAGACAAGCAATTACTTCCTATGGTGCTTTTTTCGTGTCCGTTTTCCAACATAAACTCAAGTGCTTCTTTCAACACTAAAACGTCATTTTTTATATAGTCTTTTTCGTCGTCTTTTATAACACCGTTTTTGTGACGAATGCCTTTATATTCCATGTTCAATTTTTGGTGCTTTGTTTTAAAGGCTTTCCCCAATTCTGCCAACGAAAACGGAAACAACTTTACGGAATCCCTAATAACAATATAGTGATTATTTATTTTAATAGTTATACTGTACCATTGACCCCTGTCGGATATCATATATTTAAAGGTATTATTTTTCATGTATTCATCTCCAATCCAAGTATTATTTATAATAGCCTGCTCCATTTTTAATTCACGCAATAAAAAATCTAACCAAAAAGTTCCGTCAAATTTCAAATTGTGATACCATATAAGAATATCACCTTTTTGTGCACACAAAAAATAAAATGATTGTTCGATACTTGTATGTATGATTACATTTTCTGTGCCTAATTCAACGAGCGCCGAACTCCACACCTCTGTATCTTTTTGTCCGTCGTATACTGTAGTTTCAAAGTCGGCAGCAAAAGTTTTTTCAAAATGAAATCTTTTCATTATTTTTCCCTCCTTTTAATCTCCCACCCTATTTTTAGTCATAGTCAATGTAATTTTTTGATTCTTCGAAAGTGGTTTCGAATTCTTCACGCTCAAAATTTCCGACGTTAAAAAACTTAAAAAGTCGCTCGGTATAATTGGCTAATTCTGTTTCTGAATATGCAGTTTTTCTTGTTAGCATGTTTCCCTCATTTATCGCTTTTGCCAAGCCGTCCGCAACTACTTCTTTTCCGAATTGCTCGATAGCCATGTCCAGCCATTTAGATAGGTATGGCTCTGCCATCTTTGGAAATAAAGCAATCATAGACCTAAACGCGTCTATAACATGGTCGCTAAAATCAAACGTTTGTAAATATTCTTCTTTTTTTGCTGTTATGTATTCGTCCTTTAAATTGTCTCGTGCCTTTAAAGTGTCGTATTCATATTGCGCTGTTTTGACGTATGCTTGTGTTTGCTCTGATTCTCTTTCTTTTATCACTTTTTTACCGTGAAAATAGGAAAGTTCTTCGCCTGTCAATGGGTCTACATATATAGACTTTTCTTGTATCTGTTTCGGTTTGATTTTTTCCAAGCGGTTTACACTCGCTTGCGTTATGTTTTTAGGAATTTTTGGCAATTCAAAATCTACCTCAAAACCTTGTTTTTTATAGCGTCGCTTTGTTCCTTGTATTCTTCTTCTTTGTCTAAAATATTCTATTCTCAACTCTTCTTTTTTCGTCATGGGTTTTCCCCCTTTTGAGAATATTATAAGGGCGGAGTGTGTCCGCCCTTATGTAAATGTTTCACGTGAAACATTTTTATTTTTTCTTCGGCTTTTCTGACTTTACGGAATCCGTGTCAAGTTCGCAGTCGACATACGGACGCCCTGCCTTTGTAATACCACTAATTTTTTTAATGGCGAAAGGCTCTTCGCCCATCACTTCAAGAATCTCCATCAATGAGCGCTTGAACGTCTTGCTCTGTGTGCTGTACACCTGTCCGCGTGATTCTGTGATAATAGCCAAAATTTCGAATTCTGTTCCGTCGTCTTTTTCATCAACAAACTCAAGATATCCTGCTACAGGAATAGAAGTGCCATCCTCAACATCTTTCATAGACACAGCGCCCTTGCCTGCTGTCATCAAATACTTGTCCACTTTGTCAAAATCTCTACTTTCATTTACGATTTTCATAATAAATTACCTCCATTTTTTGTTCATTTTCTGATTCTGCTGGTTTTACGGTTTCTGCGCCTACAATTTCGGCATTTTTAACAAACGTTTCTAAATCCATAGAATATTTGTCGTGTTTTTCTGTAAGTGTTACTTTAGCCACAACTACGTTTTCTTTCTCGTACTGTTCTTTGGCTTTCTTTTTAGCCTTTTTTTCGGTTGTCTTTCCCACGATGGTATCGTATTCAAAACGAATAACACCGCTTGAAGTATCGCACAACGTTATTTTAACCTCTGTGCTTGTCACGTCTCTCGTGATTCTTTGTTTTCTTGCCATTTGTTTTTTCCTCCTTTTTTGTTTGTTTCTGTTACTGGCAAACCGTCACATAGTAACGGTAAAGCCGTCCACGTGGATTCGAACCACGGTTAAAAACCTTTGACGGCTTGCACAAAGAAAGAAATAATTTTTTCTTTTTCTTTGTCCTTGTTTTTCTTGAAGTCTTCAACGTACCTTGTGATGGGTATTGAATACTCGACAGCATAATCTTTTTGTTTTGCTATAATTCTTTCCTCCATCGTTTCTGGGTCGAAAGTATGCAACAATAAATATCTACCGCCCAATTCCGTTGCCAACTCTTGAACAATGGAATATACCCACTCATTCCACTCCGCTATAATTGAAGTGGTGAACCCTCTTCCTTTCATGTTGTTTTTCCTCTCTTTCCTTAACTCTGATACCATTGTATCATAGTGTTTTTGATTTTACAATAGTCAACTTGCACAATGTTTTGTACTGTTCATTGTGCAAGTTACACAATTTTTAATGTCTATGTACCGAGAAGAATAACCCTTTTTCATTGTGTGTTTTACGGATTTTTGAAACTTCCTCGATTGTCAAATTATTCAAAAACGTTGTGAATCTCCCACATCGGATTTTTAAGTCGTATAAAGGCACTTCTACGATGTCTCCGATTGTGCAACACTCAAAAATGCCATCGTAAGCCTGTGCCTCTGCCATATGCTCAAATGCTTGAATTGGCAATTCACCAAATACACACTTAAATTTTAAAATTGAATATTCATTTGTTCCTGTTATATCTGAATTTATAACATCCATTATAACAGGAGGAACGCCACCTAATAACAGATTACGCGTTTCAAAGAAACTACCTCTAAATCTGTGACCCTCTTTCCCATACACTCTAAATGCTTTTACTCTCATAACAACCACCATTCACAACTTTTCATTGTGCCTTTCTTTATTTGATATATTTATTATATATCACATTTTTAAATTTTTCAAGTCGTAATATTGCACAAAAATATAGT